ACCTGCTAATCGGTTTGTTGTATTAATTTCGTATTTTTCAAACATAGGAACCGCGGCATCATACCAAGACTCGGGGTCCTTATTCTTTGGGATCATTGCGCTAAATTGTTCTAATGTAATCATAAAGTTTCTCCATTAATAATATTTCTCAGTGTTTTACGCTTTTTACTTTTATTTTTAGATGTCCATTTTTTCTGAGCAGCTTTTGACATGGCAGTACCATCCATACCTGCGATATTTCCATCTCCGACGTTATTAACTGGCGTATCTTCTTTTAATCTATCCATAATCCAATCTTTAGCGTTGGCTTTACCATACTCGGTGGTTTCCCACTCCCAACTGCCTCTACGTTTATCCCAAACCATAACTTTCCATTCGCCTTTATGGCGTTCGTTACTATCTAAAGATTTTTCGATTTGATATTTCTTACCACCAATAGTAGCTTGTATTTCGCCATTAGGTCCAGCTTTTTTCCAACGCGGAGCGGCAGCTTCTTCTAATGATTCATCAACCGCCAACTTGGCAGCAATTGCCATTTGACGGCGTTTTTCTTTTGACTTGCCTTTAAACTGAGGAGCGTCTGATTTGTAAAAGTCGTCAATCCAATCGCCCATATCATCAGATGCTTTTAACTTTTCTAAAAAAAGTTCAGCCTTTTCATTTAAACCATTGACATCTTCTGCAAGTGTGGTATAATGAGTATATCTACTATAAAATAATTGTATTGATTCATCTAATTGTTTATCAGTCAATTCTTCTGTAAGAGTAGTTTCATCAGTAAAATGTTTATATTCTTTGATTAGAAACAAGGCTGCAGCATAAGATGCAAACCTAGAACTACCCCCAGGTACTTTAGCCAACAACTTTTTAAGATTGGCTATCATCCTATCAAAGACGCCCCACGCTTTACGTTGAGCGGCCTTAGTAAAATCTTTTGATTTAATTAGGACCTTACCTTTTTCATCAATGATGCCAAGTTTATATGCTTCCCATTTATTAAATGGAGTCGCAAGGCGACGGATGAATTGGTATACTAAAAATAAATCAACGATCATAAGATCATATTCCTTTAAGTTTTTCTTCTATAACTGAATCAGATATAATATTGTCTTTACCTATTATACGATCGTCATATATTACTTCTATAGGCATGTAGTTTAAGTATTCAACAAACGGCTTAATATACTCATGATATTCTTCGAGTTTCATGAATAGCATATGTGTTGCCTCAGGCCCAAACATATTATAGATAATTATCAAGTGGTTTAGAATCAACCTTTCTTTCAAATCATTATCTTGTCTGTATCTTCCAAATAATTTGCGTAAATATTGAAACCGTTTTAAGTCTTCCTCAAACTCTGATACATCGGAGCATTGCGGATTGTCGTAATATTTAGATGCAAATAACAGAAAGGTTGATTCTGTTAATTTCATATTATATTTTCTTTACTTTATGTGTCAGCTACAATAGTATCTTCAATTGCAGTATTACCTGTTACACCAGCGTCTCCAGCGTCTGATTGAGAAACTTTCATTGGTACTAAGCATTCTGCATGGTGGCGCCCGCCATCTGTGTGGTATAACCACCAGCCCGGACCAGTAATACCTTTAGCACGGTTAGCAGCAACGCCAGCCTCAGTAAGATCAACAAAGATTGCGTTGTCGCGATCATTTGATTTGTTTGTATTTGCCGCGTCGTCTTCCAACCATTTTGGAACGTCGGCTAATGTATCGGTTTTTCCCCAAAGTGCCATTTTTTTATATCTCCTTATTTGGGTTTCTTGATTTATTTATAAACTTAATCGGCGTCACGAAGTTCTTGTTCTTCCTTCATAGCCTTTTTAATTGCTTTACGGCGCTTGTGAAGATATTCATCAGAACCGTCTACGTCGCCATCGTTATCAATGTCGGCGTCAGCTTGTCCAACTGGATCCATTTTCTTTTCTTCCAAAGCATCCAACAACTTGGATTTAAATGATGATGCAAAGTCCATTGTGTTTTCCTTTTTTATGGATTAGATTGTTGTCTAGATTGTCTTGCTTGTTTGCGAGCCGCTTGATAATCGGATCTTGCTTTTTTAAGATCATTACGAGTATCGGTTGCGCGTTTCAATTCTTTTTGTTTACGTTTAAATGCGTCAGCTTTTGCCTGTCTTGCATCGTTACGCCCAGCGCGAGAAACCCTAAGGTTTCCTTGTTTATTAACAAGACCACGACGTATACCTTTAGCCGCAAGTTTTGCAGCACCACCGATTACTTTACCGATGATTTCATTTAACTCTTCTTCAGTTAAATCATCTGGGTCAATATTTTCTTCGTGCATATGTTCCCATACGAGTGCGAGCTGCATCTCGTGCTCAGTCATATGTGATTTAAACGTCTTCATTTATTATTATCCTTAACTTGTTTCTTCCAGGTATAATCCTGTGATAAACCATTTTAGGTATTTCTATTGTATCACGTTTATTTATAACAGTAGGCAGTTCATCATCAAATTGTATTTTCCAATCGTCCCCGTCTAAAACTGTAAACACCCTATTATGCTTATCTCTGTGCCAAACATAATCATCGTTTGTTGTATTATACGGGTTAAATATTCTTATCCATTGGTTATCAGTCAAGTGTTCATCATAATATGGTTTTACCAAAAGAACGAGCCCCCATTTTTTAATCCTAATTCATTCGCATATCGAGGTAAACGGCAAGACCAATATCCAGCTTTAGTTTTATCGTTTTTTAAATGACATTGGTGGCGAGCTGCGAAAGACTTGCGTGCCTCTTTATCATCAAAGTTTACGGCCAAACCGGACGTATCCCCAAAGGTTACTTTTTTGACTTTATCCCCATCTTTCACGTACACATAGAACTTTTTGGGACCACCTCTTTGTGGCTTATTGAGCTCAACATCTTTTTCTTCCCCTTCCAACATGGGAATGTCAAGTGGAACTCGCCGTCCTTCGTAAATATCGTGTTCACCTATATCTGTTTCTAATAGGTCTTTATCGAAATAATTAGATGGGTTTATGATACCTTCTTTGAATAACTTACGCGCTTCAATAAAAAAATTGTAAAACGATTTGCTGTGCGGTCTATACACGCACTCTGCAAGTGGTATTTCGTTTTCTAAATGGTATACAATTCCTTCGTGTAAGTTATGCTTTATAAAGGTTTTCATAATCTATCTTCCTTGCTGTCTAAACATCTTGTTGTAAACAATGCTGCATCTCTTGCAGTCTTAAAGTACATTGAGTGCTCGTGGAGATCAGTCCACTTTTTAAATTTCCATCTGTAATCTTCAAGATGGTATTCCACCCACTTAATTGCTGCGAGCTTTTTGCTACTGTGAAACTTAATCTGTACACGATCTTCGGATTTCATCCATTCCGCAATAACTGCTAAGTGCTCTTCTGATTTTGATCCCTTATTCATAGGTTAACCTCCAAACTCGTGACCTGCGACTCTTCGCATTTGTTTATTAAATTCTGCCTGTGATGGCTTTTCTTTATATAATTTAATAGAGATATTAGGTCTATCTTTACCTTTAATTCTCCAATTTTTTCCGTCTTCTTTGTGCTCAGGTTTAGTGGTTTTAACAACACGGCGCTTATATCCTGCTTCCCATGTTTCTGAACCTTCGCAAAACTGTTTAAAACTTTTCATTGCTATTCTCCCTTTGGAACGCAATTAGGGACCATCTTATCCCCTTTTTTCTTCATACCAACTTGTTTATAATCAGACCAACAAGCTTCTTGCTGTCCAATTTCTTTATCATCTTGCGATTTCATATAATCCCGAGCAGTATCAATATAATCTGTAGCCTTAGTGATTTTGCTTTGTACCCACTCTGGCATATTTTCATCGTCAGACAACATATCATGCAATTGTTGTGCTGCATCAATCATGGTTTTTAGTTGGCCTTTTGCCATACTACCTTCGTTATCATATTCGTCTTTTGATTCTAAAAAAGATTTAAAGTTTTTCATTTCATCAACTTCTTTATTGCTGCCAACGCTTTTTTACCGTCGGGATGTTTTGGATTAATACCTACAGGTTCGCCATTCACAAGTTCTGATACATTAACAGATTTCCGCAAAGCTGCAATTGCTTTATGTAAAGGATCTTTTGAGTCATACTTAGTTTCAAACCCTGGTTTGCCGCGAACTTCAACCCAAGATTTTTCATTACTGTCTTTTATTTTTAAAACGTCTTGAGACTTACCCCTAATGAGTTTAATCTTAAG